CAGCGCCCGCATCAAGCGTAACGCCACCACCGCCAGAGCCTTTAATTGAAACTGGCATCAGACAATGCTCCAAGTTGATCCGACAGGAACGGTAACGGTTATGCCGGAGTTTACAGTTATTGGACCAAACGTGCCAGCGTTTTGGCCTGCCGTAATGGTGTAGTTGGTCGTTACAGTCTGACCGTTTTGGTAGAATATCTGATCCGTGCCACCACCTGTAGCCCCGCCGCCAATGCTTCCCCAAGCCGTGCCGTTATAGCCTTCAAAGCTGGTTGTCGTGCTGTTGAAGCGCAGGTAGCCGGTTGCCCCAGTGGGGCGCTCGACCGTCGTGCCAACCGGGACAAGGATCGCGTCTGTGCTGGAGATTGCCAGCTTGACCGCAGGGGTCGTCGTGCCAATGCCAACACGACCAGAAGAGCTAATCGTCATGTGCGGCGAAGGCGAACCCGCGCCGTCAGCCGTTGTGGAAAACACAAGGCGACCGGGCATGTCGGTTGCGCCGGGAGTGCCGTCTACAACGGCAACGATTGATGCGCCGCTAGTATTTATGTTCGTTCCGTCATCACCAGTAAAAAAAATGCCGCCGAGTTGATCGCCGCTCTGCACAATAGTATTTGACGCCAAAGAAGTGGAGCGAGTTTTGCCCATAGCTAAGATTGGGCCGGAAGTATCGTTTGTTGCGCGAACTAAAATCTGACCAGCGCCGTTTACGGTAAGCGGTCTTGTTCCTCCAGCAACGCTGACAGTTGTTGTGTAGCCAACAATGACATTTCCAGTCGCATCTACCACAAACGGCGTAGCATCCGGGTTCGTGCTGTCCTCAATCAACAATGCATTGCCAGCGCCCGTCTGCGTCACACGAAGTGCGGCATCCGTACTGCTTGTGCTGACGGTCGTTGCGCCACCGAAGTAATTCGGCGCTGTGCCATTGGCGTAGAAGTTCCAGCGGCCCACAACGACTGTGGAACCCGTATCGGCAGCAGACGGAATATCCGCAGCGACCTGATCATAGGTAAACGTGCTTGTTGTCGGGACGCCAGTAATCGTGAACGTGCCATTCAGGCTCGTGTTTGTCGTTGCAGCAACCGTGACGGACTGACCCGCCAAATAGCCGTGCGCCACGCTGGTGGTAATCGTAGCCACGTTGCTGGTGCGCGCCACGTTGGTGATTGTGCGGGTTGTGCCAGCCGCCATGTTACCAAAGAAGCCGTAATTGGTGGCTGCGCCGATAAGAGTGGAACCAGCAACATGGCCATATTGGTTTGTTAGCGTTGCGCCCGCACCAATTGATCCCTGATTGGCGTCAAAGTGAATAAGGCTACCCAAAGTAAACGATGCTGCCGCAACTGTTGGAGCCGTGCGAAACATAACAGCTTGCGTTGTTACATCCGACTGGATTGCGCCAAAGGCAAAGACACCATAAGAGCTTGTAGCTCCAGTAATGTTTTTAGACACCGAAAGAGTGCGGCCAGCAGTAAGCGAGCTGGAACCAATTCCAACCTGACCAGCGTTATCAATACGCATCCGCTCCGTAAGCGTGGTCGTGCCGTCAGTCATTGTATAGAAACGGAGACTGCCCGGCATGTCGTTTAAGCCGGGAGTGGTGTCAACAACCGCATCAATACGGGCAGCCTCAAGGTATGCCGCGCCGTCATAACCAAAGAACCGCTGGCGACCAAGTACGTCACCAGAAGCAACGACGGCACCAGCGCGGTTCTTGAAGAAGTCCTGATAAGGGGGAACGGCGTCTACTGTATTGCTAAACAGGCCAATAGTAGTCGAGCCGAAAGGTGATGTCGTTGAACCAACAAGAACCTGACCCGCATTGTTTACAACAAACGGCGTAGCGTCCGGGTTCGCGCTATCCTCAACAAGGATGGCATTGCCAGTGCCTGTCTGCGTGATGCGGAGAGCAGCATTAACAGAGCTTGTGCTAATGACCGCATCGCCGTTAACAGTCAGAGCGTTAAACGTGCCAGCAGCCGCTGTTGTCCCACCAATCGCGGTTCCATTGATTGTGCCGCCCGTAATGGCAACGGCGTTGGCATCTTGCGCCGCCATCGTTCCAAGCCCGGTGATGTCACCGCTGGGAATGGTCGAAGAGGCGGTCATGGCGCTCGTGCCATTGCCCTTCACATAGCCCGTGAGGCTGGTCGCGCCAGTGCCGCCATTGGCAACAGCCAGTGTGCCGTTGACATGCGTGGTCAGGCCAATCTTGCCCCACGAAGGCGCAACACCCACGCCGCCAGAGATCAGGGCGTTGCCAGTTGCAACGTCAGCCAGCTTGGAAAGCGCGGTCGCGCCCGACGCATAGATCAGGTCGCCGATCGTGTAGGTTGTCAGGCCCGTACCGCCATTGGCAACAGGCAGCGTGCCAGTGACCGACGAAACGCTAATTGAGGCCCACGACGGAGCCGCAGAAGCGCCGCCAGAGGTGAAAACTTGGCCGCTCGTGCCGTAGTTTGCACCGCCAATGCCCCACTGGCCCGCAGGACCGGCGCGGAAACGCTCGTTCTGACTTACCGTACCAAGAGCAGTCGTGTGGAGCGAGATAAACGACCCCTGCGCCGTGTCAGTAAAGTTTTCAGCAGCCTCAAGGTCAATGCGGGCAACCGAAGAGGACGAGTAATCTGTCGCCCCACGACCACGACCGCCGTACTGGGAGAGAATGTCACCAGATTGAGTAGCGGTTGGCGTGGCTGCTGTCCCACGCGCCGAGCGCCCCGTGTAGGCCGGGTAGTTGCCCGTTCCAAAGGAGTCCTGCGTGATGCGGGTGATGGCGCTGTTAGCGCCAACAATGTGCAAGTCAGTGCCAGCGGGCAGCGTTCCAGCCGTCACAGACGTCTGGGTGGGGGCCGTGAGGGTCACGGGCGCGTCGGGAGTGCCTGTTCCAATGCCCAAGAAGTTGCTGGAGTTATTCCAGAACAGCTCGCTGTTGTTTTGGCTGTATGTGCCGGACGCGCCAGCGAAGATGACAGAGCCAGCCGTGAAGGCAGTGGACGTTCCCGTGCCGCCGTTGGCAACAGGGAGTGTCCCCGTGACAGCAGAGGACAGCGAAAGCTGACCAAAGGCCGGATTGGACGACGCGCCGGTAGAAAGCAGCGGATAGCCTGTCGTGCCGGGAGAAGCAAAGGCCACGTTGCCCGTGCCATTGCCAAGCATGACGGCGTACTGCGTCAGCGTGGTCAGGCCAGTCCCGCCAAATGTGGTTGGAACGGTCCCAAGACCGATCACAGAGCCAACCTTTGTCAGCGGCGAAGTGACCGTGACGCTGGCGGAAGACGATGTTTGAGCCCAAACGAGCGCCGTAGAGCCGACGGTAATAGTGCCGGTCGTGTTCATCACCCAGCTAGTGGAGCCGTTAACAGCGCCGCCGGAAACAAAGCTAGAAGCGCCGGTCTGAATGCGGTCAGGCCCCGTGCCGACTGTGTTGAAGTCGGACGAGCGCGTCAGTTGCCAATTGGCAGCGCCGGAACCCTCATTGGTGACGACATAAATGCCGTTTTGCAGTCCAGACGACTGGTTTTTAACCAGAACACGGGTCGCATTTGTGACATCAGTGGCCGTGAAAGTGTAGCCATCAATGATGAGGACCGAAGGCGAGCCAGACTGCGTGAGGGTAGCGCCAACACCGCCCGTGCCATTGCTATACGTCACCGTGCCGAGATCAGCAGTCGTGGCGTAACCAGACGCGGCGTGGAATGTCGTGTTGGAAACAGTTGAAATCTGACCATCGACATATTGCTTTGTCGTAGCCTCAAGCGCGGCAGTCGGGTCTTGCGTCAGCGTGACGGTGGTCAGGCCAGCAAGCGTCGTCGATGTAGCGCCAAGAGCAATGCTGGTGCTGCCGACCGTGATGCTGCTATTGGTCAAGCCTGAGTTCGGGATGGTTGCAACGGCAGTGAAGGCACCAGTTCCGTTGCCCTTGAGGAAGCCCGTCAGGGTCGTCGCGCCAGACCCGCCATTTGCCACCGGCAGAGTGCCGCTGACATGCGTCGTCAGCCCAATCTTTCCCCAAGATGGTGCAACACCAACACCACCAGAAATAAGAGAGTTTCCGGTAGCCACATCATTAAGCCGCGCCAAACCAGTTGACGTGCTGGCATAGAGGAGGTCGCCTGTGGTGTAAGACCCAAAGCTGGTGCCTCCCTGCGTGGTCGAAAGTGGCGTGGTCAGGCCAGACAGGCTGGTGATGTCGCTGTTTGCGCCAGACGCCGCCGCACCAAGATTAGTGCGAGCGCCAGAGGCCGTCGTAGCGCCAGTGCCGCCATAAAGAACAGCAATAGGCGTGCCGTTCCAAACGCCAGACGAAATAGTGCCGAGGTTGGTCGAGCTAGTGGATGTCAGTGTCGTAAAAGAACCAGCCGCAGGCGTAGAAGCGCCGATCGTCGTGCTGTCGATGTTGCCGCCGGTAATAGCAACCGTGTTGGCATTCTGTGTCGCCATCGTGCCAAGGCCAGTCACTGACGTGCTGGGGATAACAATCGCCACATTCGAGGCCGCGCTCAACTGGCCGCTGGCAAGGACTGTGTAGCGAGGAACCGTAGAGGCCGAGCCATAAGTGCCAGCCGTAACCCCTGTCGGCGCGATGCTGCCGGGAGAAATAGACAGAGTTGACCAAATCGGAGCGGCAGTCGTGCCCTGTGCGGTCAAAACCTGCCCGGCGGTTCCAGACGTGAGCGCGACCCAAGAGGTCGTGTCACGGTACAGCATCATGCCCTTTGTGGTGCCAAACGTGTCCAGAACCTGACTGACAGTCGCGTCTGTCGGAGCCCCAGAAGCGCCCGTGACATTGGCCTTGACCGTGCGAGCGGGCATCGTCGCCATGTAGGCATTTGTGACGCCCTGCAGATCAAGCGAGACCGTGGCGGCATTGCCAACCGTGCTAACAGCAATCGGAGCCGCGCCATCGACGCTGGCGATGCCCGGAGCCGGGTAGGCGGACGAAATGTAAGTGGCGATCTGACTGGCAGAAATGCGAACTGAAGTTCCGCTCTGGACACCTTCAAACTGCTCAGAGCCACTGAGGCCCGTTGCGGCGGGAAGGTTCGGGATTTGCACATTGCTCATGTCAGCGGCCCTGTCTCTGGAACGTCAGTGTTATTATACGGAAGGCCCGGATCATTTCCACCAGCATCATTCGGAACTGTCGGGCTTGTGCCCGGAAGCTCGTTGAGGCCGTTCGGGGGCTCACCAGTCTGCTGCGTGACGCGCGTGTTGTTGTTTTGCGTAATGCGCGTGTTGCCGCCGGGCACAGGAATGCCGGTAACTGGATCAACCGAGTTCAAACCGGATGTGACGCGGGTGTTGCTTTCAGCAGCAACAAAGTCCTGCAGGCGCGGCTGATTGATCGGCACAGGATCCGCCGGAATAATGATCGCGCGGAGCTGCTCTTGCGGCTCGTCGTAGCAGCTATTGCAGACCAGCAGGCGAATGTTTTGAAGCGAAGCGCCGCGCCAGTCGTACTGCCACTTCAGGCTGACGTGGTTGTAGCGAAAGCCACAACGGTCGCATATCGCATGAGCCTGCGGATTTGTTGCGCTTGTAGATGCGCGGCCGGAACGTGAGGCGTAACCCATAAAGCCCCCTTATGGCCTGAAGTAGCCCATAATCTGAGGAGAAATATACTGCTGCGCCTGCTCGATGTTCTGCTCGGCGGCGACCGTATAAGCCTCGTCAGCGAGGGGCTTGAGAACTTGTGTTTTGTCGGGTGCCCAGATGAGAGCCAGCCGCGCGGCGAGACCATACGCAAAGGCGTCGAGCCAGAGGTAAGGGATCTCGACCTGCGTGGCATTCGAAATCTGGGCGTCTTGGATTTGGCGGACGCGATAATACTTCAGCGTCTGCGCGCTTTGTCCGTCTGGAACGGGCCAGATCGTGACAGTCGGCCTATTTGGCGAGACAGTGCCGATCAGGCGGTCATACCAGAACACAGTCGGAAAGCCCTGCTGATCCTTATTTGGGTAGCTGGCGTATTCCGTGCGGCTCACGGGCATGATGATGCGGTCGATCGGCTGGCCACCGGACGTCGTCTCGATGTAGGCGTCGAGGATCATAACAGTGTTGAGATCCACGTTGTAAGACGACTGCCCCTGAACAAGCGGCGTCGTAACGAGATCGACGGCCCAAAGGTTTACGCCCCTATTGCTCCAGTTTGAGCACAGGAGGTTCGCGGCCATGCGAGCGGCTTCCATGTGCTCCTGCAGGAGCGCAGTATTCCGCACGCCAATGAGGTTATACGCATAGAGCGTAAGCTCACCAAGTGACGGATTGAAAGCGTATGTGCCGCTCGTTGCCATTGTTTATCCCTTAGACAGGGCCAGCCTGAACAATCTTCGCCGTCACAGTGCCGGTATTGGCGGAGACGTTGAGGCAGATCGCACGGCAGGGGATTGTGAGCGCGCCAGCAATTGCTGCCGACCCAGACGTAAAGCCGGGAGCAACAAACCACGAAGCGGAACCTGCCGAATAGCCTTCAGCATTTGGGTCGTCGAGCGAATACTCGACAGTGAAGGTGGCAGTTGCACTGAGCGTGACTGCGACGCCGACGTTGAAGGGGGTCTGGAAGTCGTCAACAACGCAGATGGCGCTGCGACCCGTTCCAGTTTTTGTGAGGTCTTTAAACTGCATCTCAACTTTCCTTCTTTGCGCCTGACGGCGAAACAGGCCAAGACTTTCTTGCAGGGCCTGTCTTCTTCTTAGCCATCGAAGCTTTTTCGCCTTTTGTCATTGAAGAGGCGGCAGAAGCAGGACGGCATGCAGGATACGGACGCTTGCCCTTTTCGCCTTCTATCCTACCACATTCTTTGCCGGTTTTTACATCACGCCAATCTTCGGCAAACCATTTTCCGAGGCCACCGCCTTCGGCCTTGTTGACGCGATTGTCGTCGCCAGACCAGCGGCCGCCATGTGATTTGTACCACTTCGAGGCCCAAGCATTTGCATAGGCCGACGGGTAAACATCAAACTTGGCTCTGGCGGCTGCCTTTGCGCGGCCCCACAAACCGGAATTTTGAGGCTTTGAAGTCATTTTAGCAGTCCCACTTCCTGAGCGCCTTATTGATGCGACTGTCAGGATCAGCAGCCTTGGCAGATCCGGTAAGCTTGCGCTTCATTCCGGTCATCCTAGCACAAAAACTGTCTTTGCGTGAGCCGCCCTCGGGCTGCGGGCGCTTAATATCGTGGCCTTGAGCGCGCAAAGATGCGCGGCCTTTTTCATTCAGGCCACCAGAAGGAGATTTTCCTTCCTTGCGTGTCCAAGCACCTGACATTTCGCCCTCCATTGCAAATACGGGGGCGCGAAGCCCCCGTAGATAGCTACAAAACTGAGACAGAACTCAGTAGTGCGAAGCCTTGCCACGAGGCGTGCCGGGGCCAGATGCCGACGACAGGACGCCGCCGCCGGACTTGCGCGGCTTGCGGCCGGCGTGAGCCTTCGACATGACGCCATCGGCCTTGCCCATGGTCTTGCCACCACGCTTGAAGCCGTCATCGCCCTTCATCATTTCCGAAGCGACCTTGCTGTCACCGCCGGAATAAGCTGTGTGCTTCATCGCACCAGACTTGGGAGCTTTACCCTTCATGATCTCTCTCCTATTAGGCTGTCAGGTTGATAGCCTGAATGTATGTGACAGTGAGGACGCCGACGCCGGAGCCCGTGTTGGTCGAAGTGACAGCAACTTTGCGGTCAACTGTTCCAACATCGACCCAGTTCGCCGCGCGAGTAGCGTCGTCGCCGGGTGCGGCGGCCGAGATACCAAACGCAACGCCATCAAGGGCAGCAGCAGCCGTGAAGAATGTGGCGGACAAAGTTGTGCCGACGCCAAATGTCGTGGCTGCGCCAGTGAACTCAGTTGTCACGTTGGCAGAGATGCTGAGGACTTGGCTATTTGCGGGGATGACAATGGATGTGTCACCAGAAGCCTGCGTAAACACAGACGACTGCGCCATCACAACATAACCGACGTTTGCGACGTCAGTGCCCAGCGTTGTGCCGCTGGTGTTGAGAATGTCGCCAGCCCTAACCGGGCCAGTAAATGTAGTTGTTCCCATAGGAACCTCCTGCACGATACGATCGCACTGTCTGTGCAGCGTCCGCTTGGCCGGTCAGCGCGATCAGGATGCCAAGATAAAAGGCGGGGCCGAAGCCCCGCCAATACCCGATTAGGTCGGGATAGCGCCGTAGATCGAGCGCCAGTTGTAGTAGCCGAAGCTGTAACGCTCATAGCCCTTGACGAGAAGGTTATCAGTTGTGAAATCGACTTGGAGGTCTGTTTCAAACTTGATGCGCTCCATGTACGACAGACCGTCGATGTTCGTGAGCAGGAACCACGCACGAGCATTGGTGAGGTAGTCGTTGACCATGTAGCCTTCAGGAAGGCCACCGGCCGTGGACATGATCGCATTCACGTCATTGTCTGCTGTACCCGGACGCAATTCTGTCTTCGTCAGACGGATAGCAACCGGCTCCAGAGCAGGCGGGATGATCAGGCGACGGCCACGAGCAAACACCTTCAGACCGGCCTGATCTTTGAAGTTCGTGCGGATTGCGATCATCGCATTCAGCAGCGTGCTTTCGTTCAGGTCGTTCGTGGTGTAGTTCGAGATCACGCCACCGTCGATCGGGTGCGAGGCCGAAACAAGAGCAACGCCGTCACCGCCAACCGCCGCATTGTATGTGGTGGCTGTGTTGAGGACGTTCGCGCCGTAGATTTCCTTCGTCTGCGAGAAGGACATCGTCAGGCCGAGGTTCGACGGAGCGAACTGGCTCTTGTAGAGGTTGTCGTCGATCGCCTTGCGGGTGATCGCGTAACCCAAGCCGATTTCGACGTGCTCCTGATTGTAGACGAAACGCTCGCCAGCAGCGTTGTCAAACGCCGTCTGACCGCCTTCGGTCTTCAACTGAGCGTAGCCAAGGAAGCGCATCTCAGCGGTGCGTTCCAGAGCCATTTTCGAGTCGTGCTTCGTGAAGATCTTGTCGTACTGCGACGGGATCTGTTCGTACTGACCTTCAACCCCACGGAGGCCGGGGAGGAGCAGGTCTTTGATGGCAGAAAGATTAACAGCCATAGCGCCTTACTCCTTAGATGCCAGTCTGGTTCTTCGTGGTGACATTGTTGAACGCCACGATCACATAATTGGACGTGCCAATTTCTGTGCCGTTTGCGCCCGGAGGGTCAGTCACGAGAGAAACAATGCGGAAGGGAAGCGTAGCCGTTGTGGGGCCAACGCCAGAGAGAGTGGCAGCCGAGATACCAGTGGCGGTGTTACCCGAGCCAATGGTGTAGCCAGCGGTCGCGCCGACGTCAGCCTGCACAATGCCGCCCGAGATGGACGACGCAGCCTGAACAACGAACTTAGCGTTCGGGTCATTGCAGACATAGCCAACGATCGTGCCAGAAGCCGGGTCTGTGCCACCCGGATAGTAGTTCGACCAGACCTTGCGCTTCTGCGAGACCGAGAGGTATTCGCAGCCCATGAAGATGCCAGCAATGCCAGCAGCAGCGGTCGTGCCGTCGCCCTGAGCAATAGTGCCGTCATTGACGGGCTCGACCGGGTCGCCAAAGAAGATGTTTGTCGTGTTGTAGCCGATAGAGGCCGTAACCTGTTCGTAAGTCGGGGCAGAACCTGTGCCCTGATACTGACGGAAACCGAAAGGCGCATTGGTATTCGCCATGACGGATCCTCCTTTTTACGGGAAGTCCCATCATGCCACACCGGGGGCACTAAGAGACGGAGAGTGCTAAGACCTCACGCCGGGGAGGTCTGAGGCGAATTAAGGTCGCCTGTGAGGGCATACTACAACCAGTAGCGTAGAAAAGTAAAGGGGCGCACGAATGCGCCCCTAATTGGTGCCCCCGGTAGGATTTGAACCCACGACCTACGGTTTACAAAACCGTTGCTCTACCACTGCGCTACAAGGGCTTTTTGACTACAGATCCTCGGGGATCGGCATGTCGAACGACTTCTTAATGTTCGGGCGGACACGCGGATCTGCGTCGCGAGACAGGGTGCCTTCAGGCGTGCCAGCGAGCTGGCTTTCCTTAATGCGGACCTGCTGGCGTGCGCGGCGCAGCTCGATGTTGCGGATTTCGTCCGAGATTTCCTTCGGGCGCTCCATCAAGATCATGCCCTTGCGCTCGATCGTGTTGCCCGACCAGCCCTTCGGCATCATGGCCTGATGAGTTGCGTCGCGATTGAGCGGCACTTCTTCCCAGCCGTCGCGGGCGAGCTGCACGGTATAGGCCGGATCCTCTTGGTTCCAGATCGTGCGGCGCTTCCATTCGTAGGTCCAGCCGTCCGGCACCATGCTCGGCGGCACATAGAACTCGTCAGTGCCCTCGTCGAGGTCACCAATGTGTTCACGGAGTTGGGCCGCACGGGCGGCGGCGCGGGCGCGGGGGTCGTCTTCACGCATGGCGGGCCTCATCGTTGGACGTTCAACTGCTTCGGTTTTTGTGGCCTTTTCGGCCACGGCTTTCTGAAATTTGCTGACCATAACCTATCTCCAATTAGTTCAGGCGGCCTTCTTTTTGAAGGAGCATCTTGTTGCGGGCATATTCTTCCTCGGTCATGCCGAGGTCGCGGGCGGTCTCAGCCTCCAGCCTCGTCAGGCGAACGACGTTCGGGCGTGAGCCCGTGCCGGTGCCAGAACGAGTGACGGGAGCCGCAGGAGGCGCACGGCGCTGCGTGACCTTTGCCGCTTCGGCCATGGGATCTTCCGCCTCGACAGCAACGCGCTTGCTGATGCGCAGGGTTTCTTCAACCGAGGCAAAATAATCGTCCGTATCGGGCGAGTGGCCGTCCGCCAATGCGATGTTATGGGCGGCAACCATCTTCTGATACAGGCGAGGATCGGTCACAAAGTTAGGATTGCGACGGACCCACTCAGCAGAACGGGGCGTAAGCTGCGAAGCAACCGCCTCGACAGGGTCAGACGGGGTCTGGATCTGCGGGGCCTCGTACTTTGGGGCAGTTTCCATGTGCTGACGACCGCGCTCAAGCTCCATGAGCTTGGCGGAGTTCATCGACATGGTCTCTTGGATCTCGGCAGCCTTCGTATAGTCACCGACGGCCATGGCCTCGCTGTAATTATACTTCAGGATGTCGTTGTTGCGCTTAACAGTGTCGATCGCGTTCTTCACGAGCTGCAAATTGGTGTCTTGCACCTCGTTTTTGGCCTCTGCGGCCGCCTGAGCAGCCATTTGGGCGTGTTTTTCGGCCTGAATACGGGCCTGACGCTCCTGTTCGAGCTTCATTTTGAGGTCATTGATGCCCTCATCAGCCCCAACTTCACTTTTTTTATCTTCATCATCGACTTTTTCGACCTTTATGTCGCTTACTGCGGCCTTCGGGTCGTCTTCAAGCTCGATTTCAAGCTGTGCGTCATTGTCTGCCATGTGATTTCTCCTCACCAAACCTGATCGGGATGGCTGATACGGCCACGGATCGACATGTCATCGAGCATGCGGCACAAAGTGCCGTTTACAGTGACGTTCCACCCGTCGCTGGGGCGGAAAACGATCCAGTCACCTTCCTTAATATCAAGGCCAGAGAACCACTTGCCGTCATCATCGACGAAAGCAGACGGGCCTTTCTTCACAATCAGGCCGACCTTGGACTGAAAGCGGTCTTCGTCGCGGGTTTTATCCGAAAGGATAATGCCGCTCTTCGTCTTTTCGGGACGAATGTAAACCGCGACGAGAACCTGCATGTTGAAAATCTCGACGCCACTCAGGTCGCCGACTTCTTTCAGCAAAGCTTCACGCGGATCTTTGTCATGCGCCATTGCAATGTTAGACATATTCCCCTCACGTTCCTTTAATTACTCACGGCGCTCAATCAAAAGCGTCGCCTCATCACACAGCTCGATCGCCATGCGAAGTCCTTTGATAATACCCACTTGGTGTTTGTACGTTTCGAAATCAACTACCGAGAGGCCGTTGGCGAGAAGCTCTTTCCGCTCTTCGATAGTCTGCTGAATGAGCTGCTTCAGCTCTTTCTCAAACTTTGAGTTATACGTCAGCACGAGTTTCCCCTCTCATGTCCCCTCATGTGTAAGGGTGACTGGCACGAGGGGATAGTGCCAGCCACCCTCTTATTCACGGCCTGCTTGCGACCGGCCGCGAATTATTTGCGCTTCTGAATTTCGGTCTTTTCCAAGCGACCGAAACCGGAACCGGCACCCGCGTCCATGTCTTTATAAGAGCGATAGATTTTGCCGCCCGCCTTGTGGTTCGTGCGCTTGGCAATGTCTGTCTTCTGCAGGCGTCCCTCGCCTGAGCCCGAGCCAGCCGTCATGCCCTTGTAGGACGAGGCGACCTTGCTGATGCGTCCGCCAGCCTTGCGGGCCATAGGAGGTGCGCCAGCAGGCATCGGCATAGGCACCGGCATCGGCATTGGAGCAGGAGGCGGAGCGCCCGAACCAGCAGCCATTGGCACGGGAATACCACCGCCCGGAGGCGGGCCACCCGGACCACCCGGAGGAGGCATCATGCCGGGCTGCTCGGGCTTCTGACCGGCAGCAATGACGATGTTGATGTTCGTCTTGCCTTTGCCCTTAGTTTTGCCGCCACGAGCGTACCCGGAAGGGGTGCCGGTAGGCATTGGCGTGGGAGCAGGGGGCTGCATGTTAGCCGCCATATTGGGCATTGCGGCCGGAGGCATTGCGGCCGGAGGCATCATGCCCTGCTGCGGCGCAGGCGGGATCATCTGGGGAGCGTTGCCGTTCATAGCGCCGCCGTAGAACTTGCCGGGGCGCTTCTTTGTGGCCTTGCCGCCAGACTTCATGCCGCCCGCCAAACCAAGCAGGCCCTTCAAGCCGGCCTTGTCGCCTTCGCCCGCGAGAGCGGGAAGCAGTCCACCGAGCGCAGACATGCCGCCATCAGCCTTGCCCTTGCGAGCCTCCGGCTTCACCATTTTCTTGATGAGGGCCTTGTCCATGGCCTCGTCGGGATGCTTTGCAGCGCCACCCTTCTTATAGGGCGAGCCGGACGTGCCAGCACCGAAGTCAAACATGCGGGGCTTCACGATCGCCATGCGGCTGTCGGGAGCGCCGCCGTTGGCGTAGTTCTGGGCCTTGCCGCGTGTCGGCTTGGAAGCAGCGTCGCCCTTCTTTTCGATGGCGATCTGCTCTTTGGTGGTGACTGCGGGCTTGCTCTTGTAGTTCTCAGCAGGGCCGTAATTGACTTCGCCGCCGTCCTTGCGGGCCTTGGCCTCACCGCCCTTCTTAAAGCCGCGAAGCTTGAAGAGCTGGCGAGCCCTTTCCTGACGCTCGGCTTCCATGTTTGCGCGACTGTTGAGGTCCATGATCCTTTTCATGCGGGCGGCGTCGGCCGGGCTGACCTCTTCAACCTTGGGCGCGGGGGCGCGCTGGGGCATGACGGCGCTGTTGGCTTCAGGCGTGTTGCCCGTGTCGGGCAGCGTGCGGATCAGCTCGCCGATCTCGTCAACGCGCTCGCCATTTGAGTGGCCCTTGCGCTTGACCGTGCCGCCCTTCTTCATGCCGCCGGTCATCATGGAGCCAATGGCCTTCTTGAGGACGCCAGTGGGGGCTCCGCCGACGTTGCAGGCCGCACGGCCGCCACGCTTCAGGCCGCCAATGTGCTTGATGCCCTCGCGGCTCTGGTTCGCTTCCTTCTGGTTGCGGTTCATTTTGGCGACGGCGATGTCTTTGGCCTCGGTCTTGTCATTGGCGACGAGACGGCCACCGGCCTTGCGGGCCTTACGACCGGCGTGCTTGACCGAGGGGTCGCCCGTGACCTTGCCGCCCTTCTTAAAGTTGCGGCGGCTGACCGGGCGCATTCCCGTCTTGGCCTGAGCCTCAAGCGGCTCTGCGGGGGTCCAATTGGAACTATCGGTCTTCACATCTTTCTCTGTGGAGAGGCGCTTGGCCTTCTCACGGAGGGCCGCGCGGGCCTTTTTCGACATTTCGCTCATTGCCAGCTCCTAGCTAGGTTTTTTCCGGGCGTCCCCGTTGCCTCGCGGCTGGCGTGAATATACACTCAATTCGTAAGTTTTAGAAATGGAGATCGAAATGGATACGGACCAGACTGCCATGACCTTTGACGACGCCGAGCGCCTCTACGGGGAGATCATGGGGTACGTCGCTGACATCATTGGCGAGCTTGATGCAGACGTGCAAGACGAGCGCATCAATAAGCTTTATGAGATGCTCGACATAGCAGTGCGCGACATCTATTCGTTTGCGACACCGCCAAAACGGTAACCCCACTTCTTACCCTGCTCTTCAACATATTTCATTATGTTGTCGAGCCACTCTTGATTGGTTTTCTGAACAGGGAACTGTGTCATCAACGCTTGCTGATACATCGTCGGCGTTGTTTCTTTCACAGTCCCTGTAGCGCGTTCAGTATAAGTTGGACTTATTTTCTTGAACCAATCAGGGAACATCAAGTGCGCAGGGATTTGATATTCTGTGCCGCCACGATATTCACCAAGAATTGGCGTCGTGTATGTCGTGTGCTTAGTTTCACTTGCGCGCTTATACGGATCGATTTTCGAAACTGCAAAGCCTGATGCAAGTTGATCTGCACTGATGAGGCGAGGCTCCATCACAGCAAGACGAGCAGCGCCAAGATTAGGCAGCCCGCCAGTTTGCGCTGATGCCTTATCAAGCGCCTGAAGAATTGAGGATGTGCGGGCTCCGGCCTCATTTGTTTTCAGCCATTTCTCTGCTGCTGCGGGGTTCAAAATACCCGGCCAGTCAGGGTTTGAACGGCGAACAAATGTGTCAAATGTTTCGGCAGCTTTAAGGTCTATCTTTCCGCGCGTAGGCTCGATCTGACGCAAGATGCCTTCAGCCATCATCTGCGTGCTGTCGAGTGAGGGATAACCCATGATTGTATGCGACATAAATATAGGCGCATCTTCTGGAATGTTTTGCGCCTTTATCTCATCGCCGAGACGCTTGTACATGCTGGTCGTCGCGCCTTTACGAGAAGCCCATGTTGCATTTGGGTCTTCAAGCGAACGCTTAAATTCTCCACCGCCCTGCAGATTAACAGGTTCGGTTAATTTAACATCGTTAATCTCTTGCAGCATTGCGCCAGCGCGAGACCTGTCACCGAGAGCAGGAACAACATATCCTTCTTCGCGGTACATATCTTCTGGATTGAAAGGCTTCCAAGGCTGCAGGTCGCCCTTTGGCGAGACAACATATTCAACATCCTTGGCAAGCATGCCAGTTTTGTCACTGCCGCCAAGGTCGCGTTTTGCCAAAGCTACGCTGGCAATCTCTGGATCTCTTATAATAAGTTCAGCCCCACGAACCCTTTGAGAAGGTGTCTGGCGTATTTTTAACTTTGCAGCCTCAGCCTCATCAGGCGACAGCAGAGCAGCAGCGCCTGCGGCTGTTGCCAACTGCGGCGAATACTGGGGCACATACTCACGAGCAATTTCAACCGCACGACGACCGGCGTCAGCAATTGGCTTACGCGCAAGCATGGCTGCGGGCAGCAGTGTGTTGGCAGCAGCGCCGACATAGTCGCCCTCTTGCAGGCTGTGAGCAACGTCGGCAACCTGCAGCGGGATGCCGGTTACTCGCGGCAAATCTGCAACACCAAAGCCCACAGTCCCGCTGTCAGGCAGACCCGTCGAGCCAACAAGCAAGTCGGCAGCACGGCGGCGCATCTCAGTTGCATATGACCTATTAGGTTCGTCGCCAGCAATCATGCCGCCAACAATGTCGCGCACACTGCGCTCGACGGGATATGCAAAAGCTTCGTCCCGGCGCAGCGGGTTCTCGCGGAAACGGCGAATAGCGTTCGCCCTGTTCTCGGCCTCGACCGCAGGGTCAACTGCGGGTCTGGGCTCATTGCGATCGAGCATGCCAATTGTTTCACGCATGCGCTGGCGCGACGTTGGACCAACGGCTTCGCCGTCTGCATGATGCTCGCGAACAATGTGCAGGGCCTGATCGACTTCGCCGCCGCTTGCGTAGCGGTTCACAATGTCGATGTCTTTGTCTGGGCTAAAAACAACAAAGTTGCTTGTTGGGTTCATTTTCCCAAAGCTAGACGGATCACGATAAGTGATGCCTGAAATGCCAAGATCGCGCAGCACGTCTGTCGCGCGGTTCTGATCTTCACGACCAATCATATTGTAGATGTGGCCTCCAGACGCTTCACCAAAAGGATTTTCTGGGGCGCGCACAGTGGACACGCTGCCAACGGGCTTGCCCGTCTCGTCAACCCAACCAAAACGATCACCACCGGGAAACGGACCAGCTTCGCGCAGCCCAAGGTTCTTTGGCGTAATAAGTTCGCGAACATATTCCGGCTGCTCAGAAAGGCGCAGGTTCCAATTAAGAAAGCGCGACATTTCCGGCTTTACGTTCACCTCGTAAAGAGAACCGCGACGCGCCATTGCCTGCTTGGCAAGCTCATTTGCTTCGTCAAAGCTAATGTCGCTTCCATATTTCTTTGCAAGCGCGCTAATGATGTCCATGTCGCGAGCGTCAGGGCGATTTGCAAAATCAAAAGCAATTTCTTCTTTTGGCGTCATCTGACCAGACAAGCGGCGATAACGATCTTCTGGATTGCCCATAAATTGCTGCGCAAAATTTTTGTCTTCCGCGAGATATGCACCTTTACCATAACGCGCCTGACCTTCGCCCGTCAGAAACTTGGCAGGGTCAAACTTTTCAAACTTGTATGGCGAACCATGCCATGCGCGGATCTTATCAAGAATAGTATCAACGACCTTCTTGCCGCCCGAATGCCCTTCACGTTCGACAACCTCGCCGCCCTCAGCACGCCCCATGCGCTTCGCCATCGTGGCGTCAGCCCACGCACGCAGGTCGGCGATCGTCCACTCGGCATAGGGCTTTCCGTTGAAGCGGACATTGGCATTCGGCCCTACAGTCTTCGGGAACAGGTCAGCCACGCGCGCGTCAGGAGGCGCGGTATTGGCTGTCACAGCGCCCTGCGGCCCTTGGAACCAGCCGAGATAGATGTTGCCCGGCGTCAGCGGAATGTTGGCCCCGGACAGTGTCGGGGCAATGTCTGCGCGCAAGTGATAGTCAGCAGCCGCCTGCTGAATGGCCGCAGACTGCGGCCCCTTCTTGAGCGCGACCAACTGTGCGTCGCTCATGTTGCCATAACGCTGCGGGTCCATGCGGCGCAGCGTGTTGACCCATGTACTGTCAATGAAACCAAACAAGCCACCTGCAGACGACTTTGCGTTCTGCGCGTTGACGTTGTTGGAGCTTTCGGCCATGCGAATAGCGCCGAGGATAGGGTCGGCATTGCGCAGGTCGCCAACAGACGCATAGGACGACGCGCCGCTCGGCAGGACGGACGTGGTCTTCTTGGCGTCTTCCTCTTCCTTCATGCGGCGCATCATCTCGGCGTCGGCACGGAAGAAGTCGCGGGCCTCGTTCGGGTCGCCCCAGTTGATCTTGCCGTCATCGACAAGCTTCTCGCCAGTGGACTGGTAGACCTCGCCGCCGTCGGCAAAGCGGAACTCCCGTCCGCCCATCACCGAAATGCCGCCCATCGGCGGGCGCGAGACGCTCAGGTAGGTTGCGCCGTCCCTGTTGCCACGCGACAGCGAAGCGCCGTAGCCGGTCTTGTCGCCCTGCTTCATCATCTGCGCAGCCACCTGCGTGCCGAGGATGTCCTTGGCAAGCGACAGCGTGTCGGAGGAGTATTTGGAGGGCACGTCGGCCGGGCGTGACGAGCCATAGCTAACACGGAACCCCTCGGGCAGCGCGGCGCTGGCCTGATAGCCGACGATCGGCTGGTCGTAGTCCTTCACGCCAACGAGCAGCGGGCCGCCGGAGACCGGGCCAACATCGAGGCTGGGCGCGAATGCGGCCGTGGTAAGCTCGCCAAGCTGACGCTTGCCCTCGCCGCCAACAGATATGCCAGTGTCCTGCGGAATGGCGCGGAACTGCGGAGGCACAACAAGCTCGCGCGGATCAAACCTGACCTCGCCCGTCACACGCTCGCCGTCGGCGTGATGCTCGCGATCGACTGCGCCGCCGTCTGCTTCGGTGAGGCGCTCAATGTTCGGGTCGAAGGTGCCAGCGTTGCCTGTGGCCGACTTGAGCTGGCGCTCTCCAAAAAGAGAAATGATCTCTTCTTCCATGCCGGGCTGCTGACCGATCTTTAAATTGTTTTTGGCGTACTCAAGGGGATTGCTCCCAGCCCAAATCACACCGTCATATCCGTCATCAATGAGGGCTTTGCGCGCGTCTTGAGAGACAAGATACGGAAGATTTTTGTCATAGACTGTTCGCGCCCAGTCGATCATTTCAGGCGTGTCGAGCACCAATGGCCGTTCGATATTCGCGAAAACTGGCATCACATTTGTTCCCTCTACAGGTTTAGCTGTAGAGCCAACATTATGTGCCGCCGGTAAATGGTGCGGATAAGGACTAAGCCACGTTGCATGGCCGCTCAGTTCAGGATCAAACCCACCGGGCTTAAACGTCTCAATGTCTGTGCGCGGCGTAATGTGATACAGGCGCAGTGCTTCGCTTGTTTCAGGATCTGTAATCTGCGAGCGAGACATAAAGCGAGCAAGGTTCTCCGCACGCTTCGCAGGGTCAGCAACGTACTTATCTGCGCGAGCCTCCATGGCAGCCTGCAAAGCTTTCTCTACCAGCTTCTTCCCGGCCATGGCCCTACTCCGTCAGCGGCTGCTCGTTGCTCTCAAGTCGCTGGATCATATCAGGAGACAGGAAGTTACGCACCACCGGGATTGCGGCAGGGTTTTGGGCCATCTCTTCAGCCAGCCTGACAGCCGCCAGACGCTCGCGGCTCTCGCGGTCGCGCTTGCGGTTCATGGCATCCATCACCGCGTCCTGCTGCTTGAGGTCCATCTCATTCTGCTTGAGCTGCAACTCCTTCGCCTTGAGTTGGTCAACGAACGTCGGCTGGCCCATGCCCTGCTGGCCGCCCTGAGCCTCCTGCATCTTGGCCGCAACTTCCTGCGCCTTGACCTGCACCATGGCTGTCTTGGCGTCGGCCTCCTGCTTCTTGATGCCGACCATAGCCTGAGCGTACTGGACTTCAGGCGGCGGCTTCTGCGACAGGGCAGACGGCGGCACGAGGAACTGCTGCGGGTTCGACCAGCCCATGGCCTGCAGGGCCGCAGTGTCGATCGCGATAGGGTCGTACATCGACGGGTTCGCCGCCTGCAACTGCTTCAGGCCCATGATCTTCATCATGCGCTGCGCATGCGAAGCAGTGTTCGGGTCGGCCTGCGGGACCAGCTCGCAGTCGTTGAGCGCCTGCAGGAACCTTTGCTCGTCCCACGCATATGACGGCGCGTTGTTGCGCTGCCAGAAGCTCTCGGGGTTTTCCTTGAAGCAGTCGCGCAGGAGCTTGAACTCTTCGGCCTGCGACGCATGCATGCGCTTGTGGACGGAGTTCATGACCTTCGTGGCCTGATCGATCATGGCCAGCGTCGTGCCGACCGGCGCGTCTGCACGCCCCTCGCCGACCTGCTGCTCTGACGTGCCGCCAATACGCATGCCCGTCTGGGCCATGTTCTCGACGAGCTGCATCATTGCAGCGCCGGGCTCCTTGTAGGGCAGAGGCATAACTGCGCTGTTGATGGGCTGGCCGCCGGTCTTGATCAGCGCGCCGCCGCCGGGCGGAATGCGGAAGATGTTTGTGTTCTGTCGGCCGCCAGCGTCGCTGTACAGGAAGCCGGGGAAGTTGGCGTACATGCCAGCGTCCAGCATCTCGCGCCACGCGGCAGTGATGGCGTTCGTGGTGTTGCCGAGGATGTGCAGCAGGCCAATGTCATAAAAGCCCAAGCCGGGCACGAACGTGTATTTGACGAACGTGGTTCGTGCTTCTGGAAGCTCGGCCTTGTTCTCGTCGTAGTTGCGCACGATCGACAGTATCTCCTTCGAGGAGACGTCGATGGTCACGCGGTAGGGCACTTCGAGGCCGGAGGGCTTGCCCTTCCACTTGTGCTCGAAGCCCGGAACGTCCAGCTCGCAATAGCACTCGTAGATCTCGCGATCGCGGTCTTGCGGACGGAATGCGCTAGGCGAGATGCCCTGCTGCGACTTCTCTTCGCGCTGGGCGGCGTCAAGCGTCGGGTCCAGCGGCACGGGCAGGTCGGTGTCCTTGTAGACGCCGAGGATCTGCAGGCGGCGCACCGTCGAACCCTTCATGTAGCTGCGGTGCGTGACGCGCTTGGCGTTCTTCAGGTCGGTCGCCGCGTTGTTGACGATCAGGTCGTCGGCATCGACGGTCTCGCTGACCGGGCGGTTGCGCAGCGGGCAGAAGTAAACCTTCTTGAAGCTTGTGCCGCCGAAGCCCAGCATCAGCAGCATGCGGTCGGTGTCGGGGTAATACTCGGCCGCCGTCGAGGTCAGGTAATGGTTCAGATCCTTCTGCAGCGCATTGGCCAGCATGTCCTGCTGGAAGCTTGCGTCGTTGTTGTCGTTGCGGATCTTCACCGGGCCGTCGGTCGGCAGCAGCTCGGAGCGGGCATTGGCCTGAAAGCGCAGCACGGCCTCAAGCAGCAGCGGGTGTCGGACTTTTGACATGCCCTCGACAGGAGCGCCGTCGGCAGAGCCGCCCACGCCGGGGACGTCAATCTTCAGGCCCAAAAGCTTAATGCCTGTCGCCCTCGCCTCGACCCATTCCTTGCGGCTCTCAAGGTCGTCCTCGATGCCGGTCATCAGGTCATTGGCGATCGAGCCCAGCACGTTGCTGTCGATGTCGTCCACAAGGTTGCTGAACCAGCCGCCTTTCTCTTTGTCCTTGGCGCGCTCAATCGGTTGGCCGTCGAGGCTGACTGTGACCGACCCGTCGTCGTGCTCGATGCGCAGGATGTTGCCCTTGCTGTCGATGTCCGGCACGTCGCTGCCCGCCTCGATGATGACAGCAGTGTCCTGATCGTTGGCGGGAATAGTCGGGTCAGGCAGACCCGGCAGGCGGATGTTCGGATTTACAAGGCCGGGTTGCGGCATGGATCAGCCCTCTGACAAAAGCAGGGAGATCTCTGCGTCGAACCGACGGAGACCTTCTTGAGCCGCAAGGGTATCAGATTTGGCTTCGATGGTATAGACGCGGACATAGTCGTTGGGCTCCCTGCCCCAGACCTCGACCCGGAAGACGCCGAGGCCCACGGGGGTCGGCTCGCGCTCCACGTCAACGATTGCATTCGCCAGTATCATTTCCAGTTCCTCAGATCGGGTAAAGCGGGGTCGGTTTTGCGCCAACATGGCGGCGGCCCGCGTCGATCTCAGCCATACGCTCAGGCGCACGCACGAGCAAGCTGCGCTCGCGCATGTAGCGCAGGGCCATGCTCACCGTGTCCACAAGGTCGTCGTGCTTGCCCTTCGGGAACACCTCGCATTGGCGGATCACGAGGTCGGACCATATGCGGTCGGGCGCATAGATCACGCCCTCGCTGAATAGGTGCTGGACGCTGTACAGGCGGGACAGCTTGTCGATCGAGCCGGGGTTGATGAGCTGGACGCCGAAGTCCTCGTTGTTCATCAGGCGGCGCAGCTCTTGGCTGACGCTGATGCCCGACGCCTTGCTCTCGACCAGCAAGGTATCAACCTTCATCTTCTGGCAGGTCTTGATCACCTTCTGCACGAGGTCCGGCATCTCCAGCCGCTCCTGCCACGCGCCCATGAGCAGCACGCGCGGCACGCTCTCGGGGTTGACGTCGAGCAGGTCACGGATCTTCACGCCCTCGTCGAACGCCGCGTTCTGGTCGGCGATGCTGCGCCTGCGGCCGCGCTCGTCGCGGCTGACGTAGTTGTTCTGCGTGATCGAGCTGATGTCGGACGTGAAGATGCCCCAGATGGTCAGGGCGCTGTAGTCATTCTCCTGCTTCGTCGTGTATGCCGTGTCGAGCGAGGCGACGACGTAGTCGCAGGGCGGGAAGATGTCGTGCTCCCACAGCGTCCACCAGTCGGGCTTGATGACGCCACCGCCGCGAGGCGTCGGTTCCTGTTGGAACTGCCCGGCGGTCGCATACGGCCCCATGACGCGCTTGTCGCGATCGACGACCTCGGCTGAGAACCGCTCGGGGAAGAGCAGCTCGCCCTCCTCCTCGCGCGGGTCTTCGAGGCCGAGCGCCGTCGGCGTCGCGCGCCGCTCGTCGTACTCCATTGGCAGCATGATGTGGTCATAGCCGAGCTGCTCGTCGAGGATCGTGCCCGAGACGTCGGCCTCGTGCAGGCGCTGCATGACGACGACGATCGCAGACCGATCGGGGTTGTTGAGACGTGTCGGGACCGCCTCCTTGAACCACTGCACCGTGCTCTCGCGCATGGCGTCGGAGTTCGCGCCGTCCACGCTGTGCGGGTCGTCGATGATCACGCGATCGCCACGGGCACCAGTGATCGAGCCTGCGGCTGCGGCTTGACGGAACCCGGTCTGCGTGTTCTCGAACTTGGTCTTCTGGTTCTGGTCGCCTGTGAGCTGGACGCGATCGCCCCAGCGTTCCTGATACCACTCGGACGTGATCAGGCGGCGCATGCGCAGTCCGTCGCGGATGGCAAGGTCGAGCGAGTGCGAGGCGCAGACGAAACGGTGGTGCGGCATGTTCTGCGGCCCCCACTCCCACGCGGGCCAGAATACGCCGACGAGCAGCGACTTCATGGTGCCCGGCGGCACGTTGACCAGCAGCCGGTTATAGATCGATCCGTCGTCGAGCGTGTCGCCGCGTGAGATCGCTTCGAGGTGCTCGCAGATGAAGTCGATGTGCCAACCGTGAATGTAGGGCTGGCCCGGCTCGATGATGTGCCACGCCTGCTTGACGAAGGTGGCGAGGCTTTCCTCACACTCGGCGCGCAGGATCTCCATCAACTGTCGATCGATGTCGAGCACCTGCCCGTCGTATGTGAGGACGTGTTTTGTCATTCGTCGTCGTCTTCTGCGTCAGGCAAGTTTGCCGCGATGTATTCG